GAATTTAAACCATTACTTACACCATCTAAATCTAATACAGGACGAATTACTGGATTAGTATCCATTCCTCCTTCTACCATATCAGATATTCTAGTTATAGCTTTTGATAGTCCTTCTCTAGCCTGTTCGCCAACAGAATGTGCTGATGTATAAACTTTAGAAGCAAAGTTCATAATACCTTTAACTAAACCTAAATCAAAGAAATTACCTAATTTTTCTGCTTCTCTAGATGGTGAATGAGCATCAATTGCAGACTTAGCTGCATTTAAAGCTGCTTGACCAACTGAACTACCAGCATTTCTAGCGAGATATTGATTATTATAAATACCTCTAGCGAATCCTTGAACAAAGTTAGCACCAGCTCTCTCAGCAGCATTAACCATATCCCAACTGCTTAGAGCATTAACACCTGCCCAACCAATTGAGTTAAATTTATTTTCAACTTCCCATTTCTTTCCTTCAGCTGCACGTAATAATGCATTAATAATGTTTGTAATACCTTCTGCAACTTGTCTTTGTGGATCCATAGATGTAAAAGCATCTACGAAACTACGAACGCCATTATTTGCTAAAGTTTTTAATGTTACAGCAAATGTTGCTAATCCAATAATATTTTCAGCACCAAGTTGTTTAGCCATAGCAATTAATTGAGTCGTTTTATCAATAGCATCTGCTAAAGTATTTGAACCAACTCCAGACATACTTGCTATAAATTCTTTTAATTTATATGAGAATGATATAGCACAAGCACCGAATTCTTCAAGAGCTTTTCCTGTACTCTTAACATCTAAAGCACTCATACCAGCAAGTATTCCCATTGCTTCAACCGCTATTCTACATGTTTCAACTTGATTTGTTCCGAATGTTCCAATATTACTCATAAATTTATTTAAGTTAGTTGCAACGGCTGGAAATTTTTCAGAGAATTTTCCAAGATCATTATCACCTGAAAACAATTGTGCTAAACCACCTGATTTAGGAATTTGTGATGCTGATTGTGACATAGCTAGGACTGCTTTTGAAGCACAATCTACAGTATCAACACTCTTTTGAGTAAAGGTACCTAAATTTGTAGCAAAGGCTTTTAAATTTGAACCTACCCCCGGTAATTTATCAGCAAATGTAGATATCGAATTATCTCCAAATATCTTAGCCCATAATCCACCTTCATTAGGTATAGTATTAGCAGCATTAGCTAAGTTAACTATAGCATCTCCTGCTGCTTTAACAGTAGACACTTGTTGGTCTGTGAATGTTCCTAAATTAGATAAGAATGATGCTAAGTCTGAACCTAGTTTAGGTAAATATCCAGAGAATGTAGCAAGTGAGTTATCACCAGCTATTTTAGCCCATAATCCACCTTCATTAGGTATCTTCTGAGCTGCTTCAGCTAACTTAACAATAGCATCTCCTACACAAGTAACTGTCGCTACCTGAGCTTCATTAAATGTTCCTAGATTTGTTAAGAATGAAGCGATATCAGAACCTAATTTAGGTAAATATCCACTAAATGTAGCTAGGGAGTTATCACCCGCTATCTTAGCCCATAATCCACCTTCATTAGGTATCTTCTGAGCTGCTTCTGCAAGTTTAACTATCGCATCACCAACAGCTTGAACTGTTTTAATCTGTGGTTCATCAAATGTTCCAAGATTAGTTATAAAACTATTTAAATCAGATCCTAATCCAGGTAAATAACTTGAAAATGTAGCAAGAGAATTATCTCCAGCTAGTTTAGCCCATAATCCACCTTCATTAGGTATCTTTTCAGCTGCTTCTGCAAGTTTAACTATCGCATTACCAGCAGCTTCTACAGTCCTTAATTTACCATCATCGAATGAACCTAAATTAGTTATAAACGCATTTAAATTCTTTGCTAAATCCGGTAGATCTTTTCCAAATGTTGCAAGAGAATTATCGCCAGCTAATGCTTCCCATAATCCACCTTTAGCAGGTATCTTTTCAGCAGCACCAGCAAGTTTTAATATTGCATCTCCAGCAGCTTGAACAGTATTCACTTGAGCGTCACTAAATGTTCCTAAACTATTAACAAATTTCTTTAAATGTTCACCAAGTCCAGGTAATTCAGCACCCCATTTAGCAATACTATTATCACCAGCGAGAAATGACCATAAACCACCTTCATTAGGTATCTTTTGAGCTGCTTCAGCTAAAGCAACAATAGCTTTACCAGCGCATTCAACAGTCTTAACTCGTTGATCATCAAAATTTCCAAGATTATCAGCAAATTGTCTTAAACTGTTACCTAATTCAGCAATCTGTTTTCCAAAGTCTGCTAATGAATGCCCACCAACAAAGAATCCAACAACACTTGTTAATGAATCAACAAAATTAGCAGCTGATAGTATTAACATAGCTTTTGATAAAGTTGTTATACCATCTAATATTTTAGGATCTATTGTAGGTGCTATAGCCAAGAATGGTTGCATGTTAATCATAAAATCAGACATACTCTTACCAAGGCTAGCTAAATCTCCTCCAATAGATATTAATTCCAATATTTGTGCAACAAAGCTTGAAGCTCCTAATAATAAGATAGCTCCAGACAATAATGCAATCTTTCCAAGAATATCAGGTGAAATTTGTTTAACACCTGCTAAGAATGGTTGTATATTAACCATAAACATCGATAGATTATCGGCTACTTCTGGTAATACAGAAGTTACTCCTAATGCTATTCCACCTAATATACCACCAATAAATTGACCTATAGCGGTTCCAACAGCTTGTAATAAATTACCGCCTTCACCCACAAGGTCTTTTAATCCTGGTATCTTAGATAAAGCACCAAGTATCGCTAATACAGCTGCAAGTTCAGCAACTAAAGCACCAAAACCTAACACACCAATTGCTGCAGCAGGTATCATATGTGACAAAGCGGCTAAACCAAGCATTATTGCAGTCAACATACCAATACAAGCAACACCCTGCATCATTACAGTAGGATCTAATACTTTAATAGCATCTATTATTGCTGTAAATATAGCATCTAATAATACAAACACATTTTGTATTATCTGAGGTACCCATTTAGTTAATCCTTGTAATACTCCAATAATAAATTGTGCTAATGCTTCAATTAATTGAGGGCTATAAGTAGCTAACACTTTAAATACCTCATATAAAGTTTTAACTATAGTTTCAGCAATCAATGGTGCACATTCCTGAATAGCTATACACAATCCTTTAATTATTTCAGCTACACCTTTCATTATATCCGGTATTAATTGTAGGATACCTAATATAATTGCTGATATTCCAGCAACAATTATAGTAGCTCCACCTGCTAAAGCAGTAGCTAATGAAGCTATACCAGCAGATATAAGTAATAAACCTGCACCAAATCCAACTACAGCTAAACTAAATAAAGCCATAGCACCAGCAACAGCTAATAAACTTGGAGCTAATGGTGTTAATAATTTTGCAGCTACTCCTAGTACAGCAAGTGCAGCAGCAAGTCCAACTAAACCTAATAAAGCAGCACCTAAATTTACACTAGCAAGTATCTTTAAACCACCAGCAAGTATAACTAATGAACTTGCAAGTAATATCATAGAACCAGAAGTTCCTTTACCGACAAATTTACTAATTATAACCATAGCACCAACAAGTTCTGCTAAAGCTACTCCCATAACAACTAATGAACGAGCAATATCACCCCAACTCATTGTAGCCAATATTTTTAAAGCACCAGCTAATACGACCATCGATGTAACCATGCCAAACATACCGGATAGTTTACCTTTCATACCATTAATATCCCACTTTTTCAATGGTAAGAAATTCATAGCTATAACAAGTTCAGCTAAAGCGATACCCATAGCTACAAGACCTCTAGCAATTTCAGGCCAACTCATAGAAGCCATTATTTTTAAAGCTCCACCAAGAACAATCATAGATGTAGCTATTCCGAATAAACCTTTTATTTTAGTTCCGTCTTGTACTTTAGGTAAGAAATTCATAGCTATAACAAGTTCAGCTAAAGCACCACCCATAGCAGCAAGTCCTCTACCTATTTCAGGCCATTCCATTGTAGCAAATAATTTTAATGATACAGAAGCTAAAAATAATCCCCAAGTTAAACTATTTAAAGCAGATATAGATTTTGTTAAATCCGGAAGATTCATCTTCTTCAATACAAATAATGCAATTTCTAATTCTGCTATAGCTCCAGCCATTGCAGCAAGACCTCGGCCTATTTCATCCCAACTTAACTCAGCTAATGATTTAAGTGTTCCTGCAAACATCATCATTGCAAAAGATATACTCATCATTGCGGTTAAGGCTTTCCACATTCCTGCTGTTTGTTTAGCATTCTTAGGAAATATCTTAAAGAATAACCATAATGCAGTCATCATCTCTGCTATAGAAGCAGTCATTGCAGTTAACGCACTAGTTAATCTTTCTGGATTAATCATAGATAATATTAATAATGATGCTGCCATAACAGCTATTGCTTTAGCAATTTTCATTATTACATTAGCTTTAATAGATTGTTGCCAAGCTTCTAATATCTTTCCAACATCTTTCAATAAATCTTTAGCACCACCTAAAAAGCCTTTTAAGTTTTTAGATGCATCTGCTAAATTATTCATAAATCTGGCAATACCAAATAAACCAGCACCAACAATACCAGTATTAAGTGTATCTAATGCTGTTTTCATATCACCATTACGGAATAACTCTCCTAATACTTTACCAATAGCAGCAGCTATTCCTTTTATTAAATTAAACAAACCTTTAAAGAAATTCATTATTCCTTCAAAGCTTACATATTTTTTAGCTAGTTCTCCTAGCTTAGTTAATACTTTATCGATTGCTGTAACAATACCTTGAAGTACATTTTTAAATACTTCTGATTTATTTATTGTTTCAGCTAAATGACTTAAATAATTACCGAAGTGAGAGGTTAGTGTTAATATACCACTACCTAAACCAGAGAAGTGTCCAAGCAAGCTACCAAAAGCAGAAACTACTTGTTTAATAATATTTATACCAGCACTAATAATACTAAAGAAACCTTTAAATGTATCTTTTAATTTTTTAGCATTTTCATCACTTAATTTTAATTTATCAGTAAATTCTCTTATACGTTTTGTTAAATTATACAAATCTTGTGCTGTTTTCTTAGGAAATATTTCTCTAAATGCTTCTTTAATTGGTTTAACAACAGATTCAATACCAGCAGCAATGTTTCTAAATATTTGTAGAAAATCTTCTCTACCTCCCATATCATGCCATTGTTTAAGCATTTCATTACGAGCATTTGCTGATGCATCTAATATACCAGCAAAATATTTAGAAGCTTCTGTCCACATAGCTTTGGCTTCATTAAAATCACCAAATATATATTCCCATGTATAAGCCCAACCAGATTGTGCAGCTTCTTTTAAAGTATCCATCATCATTGTGAATGTCTTTACCTCAGTTGCTGCATAGGTTGCTTTCTTACCTATATCGGTTGTAGCGTCAGAATATCTATTTAATGTTTTAACTAATACTTCTGTTGTCATCCATTGATATGATAAAGAATCATTAAAGTTATGAGTAGCATCAATTGGTAAATTAAATGTTTTACCTTTAATATTAGTAGTTAAAGTTTTATACATACCATCTGCCGTTTTAGTTAATGTACCACATTCTAATGCTGTTTTAATCAATTCATTTTTGAATCCAACAGTTGCCATTTGAGCATTTTCAATTGATTTCCAATCTATAAGTTTTACATAACCAGCTGATAATGCTTGAGCAAAGTTGTACATAGCATGTGATGCTTGACTAGCATTTGCGCCAGATATAGCTGCAACGTTAGCTACTCCGTTTAATAGCTGCTACTGCATCTGGTAATTTAACGCCAGCATTAGTAAATTTACTAATATTTTCAGTCATATCTTTAAATGAATAAATAGTATCATCAGCATATTTGTTTAATTCTTCCAAATACTTTTTAACTGTACTTAAGTCCTCACCAGTACCAGCCATAATTGTTTGGATAGAACCTGCTTTTTGTTCATACTCTTGCCAACCTGTTTTTAATGGGTCAAGCGTAAAAGTTTTAACAATATTTTTACCGACATTAACAAGCGAGTTAGTAATATTAGCCAAAGCAGTTACCGCCATTACTTCTAAAGCAGAGAATTTAGCTTTAACTGTTTCTATACCACTACTCATTCCACCAAAATTCATTTTATTTGCTGTATTACTTATATCTTCTAAACCTTTGGAAGCACCAGACAAATTAAGAGATTGTTTTAATTTATCAAGTGTAGATAATGATGTTTGTACATTCTTTTCAAAGTGGCTATTATCAAAACGCATCTCTACGACTTTCTCGTCAATAGTTTTACTCATACTCTAGTAACCTCCTTCCACGCTTCTTCAGCAAGTTTATCGAAGATTGGTCGAATAGCAGGGTTAATATAATCCCTACCTTCAACCCAACCTCCATTTTTAGTTGAGTGTCCATATTGTAATATAATTGCAATATTAACACCTTGATTTACATTAGTATTATAGAATTGAATAGCTGCTCCTGAGTTATTTCTTTCTATATTATATTCCCAAGAACTAGCAGTTAAACCAGAATCTACAGGAGTTGCAGACCTAAGGGCATTAACACCTTCTCTACCAAATCTATCTAGATCACTGAGTTTAACAGCTTGTTTAATTCTCTCTAAATATGAATTTAATTTAGAGAAGTCGCCATTTTGTCTAAAACTAATCATGATTCTAATTCCTTTCTAGCCCTTTGAATTTAATTTCTTTCTTCGAGCCGCATTAAGGGCTGCATTACGATTCATTATCTCCTGCCTACTCATTTTCTTAGGAGGAGTATTTTTAACATTACATACTCTAATTAATGTTAACAATCTATTTAAATGCCATTTCTGACATTCCATAGGGATATTTAATGCTATCATCCAATAATAAATTAATTCAGATGTGACTATCTCTCTACTAGGAGGAGTATTTAAATTACTAAATGTAGTGGCAGTCATAGGCTCATCTATATAATCATTAATCGCTGTAATATTTGCATCAGTAAGATTTAAATATACAATAGGATTAACATTCTGTGTAATTGTCATACATTTTATGTAATCTATAGTTTGTTCAATGGTCTTCTTCTCTTTACCTAGAAAAGGAGTATTCCATTTAGCCTCCCATTTAGATAGAGATACTAATGAGTGTTCTAACTGTAAAGTTGTATCTTTAGTAGTAAAGAATTCATTAGTTTCTTCATTAAACATCTCCGTTCCTGGTATAGTTATTTGTAGCATTATTATCCTCCATTAATTATTTGTTGGTTGTTCAGCAAAATTAGCTGGAAGAATTTTAGATTTTTCTTCCGGAGTTAATGCTGCAGCTTTATCTGCTACTTCTTTTGGCATTATACCATTAACAAATTTAGCAGCTGCTTCAGCATTAGTAGATAACTCCATATATAATTCAGAGTATGCTTCTGTTTCAGCAAATGCTTCACTTAATGGTCTACCATTTGGACCAGTTTTAATGAATCTCTTTCCATCTGCACTTTTCTCACCATAAGCTTTAAGAATAATTTTCTTAAAAATATCCATTATAGTTGGTGTGTCTTGTGTAGATATAATTTTCTTAATCATTTCAGCTAAGCCCCCTGTAGTTCCCATTTCCATTTCCATAAGTTCAGCCTTAGATAGGTTAAATAGGAATGTCTCCTCTCTTTCAACTCCGTTATAATCAGTATATTTAATATTTTTACTTAACATAATTTATTCTCCTTTCAATAAAACAAAAAGGGATTGCACTAAACAACCCCTTTATATAATTAATTTAAATTACCCTTGTGCTCCATTTCCACCAAATATAGTTGCTAATTCAGTTGGAAGTGGTAATCTAGCATCTACAGCTGGTTGTGGATTGTCACCTGTTGTAGCAGCTTTACCATATAGTATTTCTTCTAAAGCAGCTAATTTATCAGCATCAACTTTAGTAGAATCTATAGTAATTATAGCAGTTGGTTTCATTCCTGGTACTTCAACTGGTGTAGTTGTTAATTCCCAAGAGAATGTTATAGCTTCTGGACTATCGTTAACTGTTCCATAAGATTTCTCTGATGGTTTAGCTAATGCACCATAAACTAAATGTAATTTATAACCAGCATCTGGGTTTGTATCATTACCAACTTTTGTTTGATATGACATACCAAATGCTTTTCTTGTTTGCTGTCCAACAGCAACACCTGCAGCTAAAGCAGCTTCACCATTACACTCACCAAATTCATCTGGATATGTGTATGCTTCAACTGTAGCTCCAAAATCTTCAGCTGATAATAAGTTTAAATATTTAATGTTATCAGCATATAATGGAGTAGCTTCTGCTCCTGATGGTGATTCATTAACGTTTGTTAAACCATTCCATGCAACACCTTTAGGATAAGCTCCATTTACTTGTGGGTATAAAACACCCTTACTAACACCTGTCTCATAGACTCTTTCGCCTGTTTGATCCCATTTTAATTGTGGTTCGATTTTTCCTGGCATAATATGTTCCTCCTTTTAAAAATATAATCTAATAACATCATGATTAAAATTATTAGCCTTATAATGTCTATCAAAGGCAGAATAAGGCAATTCTAATATTTTATTAATCACTTCGTTATCTGGTAATTCATCGATAACTGTTATATCATAACAATTTCGATTCATGTATTTAATATTGTCACCATGAAAGGTAACATCATCTGCTTTCTGATACCTAATAGCAGGATAACTCATTTGCAGATTTTCTGCTGGTTGGTAATATACATTACGAGTTCCCAGCAGTTCCTCCAGTTTGGTTTGGAGTTCTAGTCGAGTTCCCATTGTACAAACCTCCCAACGATAAAATAATTCGAGGGTACCTAATTTCAGTATTTGTTATCTTCCATTTAGCACCCATCCATTCTACATATCTCATATATTGGAAATTTTCATTGGCATATGGATCAGCTACAATGCTAATGACATTATTAACATTAATATCATCATTAACACCATCCGTTTGTTGGAAACGGCTAGTATTTCTAGTCACATCCCCATAGTACGGACGTTCAGTTGCTTGATCGGCCCATACACCGGGTTCAATTTCCGTATTCTTCATGTAGCCTACCTTTCC